TATAAGGAGGCTGATTATGACTACACACTTCACTTCTGGAGTTACCAATGTTGGAGCTGATTCAACACTAGGTAAATTAAAAGCTCCGGCACCCCATAAGTATCACACTTATTTTAATGATTTTGATACTTACCTAGCGTCCGATTGGACAATTACAACAACTGAGGATGGCACAGGATCCGCAACAGAAGCATTAGCTGACGGCGATGGTGGTTTACTTTTGGTAACCAACGCAGCTGGAGATAATGACCATGACTTTTTCCAACTTGTAAAAGAAGGTTATAAGTACGAGGCTGGCAAACAGTTAGCATTTAACATTAGATTTAAAACTAATGATGCTACACAGTCTGACATTGTTGCTGGTTTACAACTAACTGATACAACACCATTAGATGTAACGGATGGGATCTTCTTTTTGAAAGCAGATGGCGCTGCTACAATCAGTTTTATCGTTGAAAAAGATAGCACACAGTCAACATTGACTTTGCCTAACTCTTTGGCCGACGATACTTTTATGACACTTGGTTTCGTTTACGATCCTAAAGATCAGAAGTTTCATGTCTTCCAAAACAATGTTCTAGCTGGCACAGTTGTTAGCACTAATGCTCCAGATAACGAAGAATTGACTCTTTCGTTTGGCATACAAAATGGTGCTGCTGCTGCAAAAACTTTGACTGTCGATTACATTGGCGCAAGCAAAGAACGTACAGCAAATACTGAACTGTAAGGAGTAAAACATGGCTGATACAGTAACCAGTCAAACCATACAAGATGGAGAAAAACTCGCAATCTTGAAATTTACCAATGAAAGCGATGGCACAGGCGAAGCCTCTGTTAAAAAGGTTGACGTATCAGCGTTAGCTAATAACAGTGCGGGTGCTGCTTGTACTTCGGTATCAATTTCAAGAATATATTGGGCATGTCGTGGAATGGGCGTTGATCTTGAATTTGACGCTACCACTAATGTTTTGGCAATACCTTTACCGGCTGATAGTACCGGGGATGAATATTATGATTTATTTACAGGTATTCCTAACAATGCGGGATCTGGTGTAACCGGTGATATTGACTTTACAACAGTAGGTCACAGCAACGGGGACGCTTACTCCATAATCTTGGTTCTGACTAAAAACTACTAGATGGCGACGACCAAAGACGTCACTAGATCTCCTAGCGGTAGGTTATCCTACCGCGGGGAGACTTTTTCTGGTTACAACAAACAAAAACGTACACCAGGCAAAAACAAAAAGTTTGCTGTTTTAGCTAAAAAAGGCGATCAAGTAAAAATAGTGCGTTATGGTGATCCTAATATGAAAATCAAAAAGGCTCAACCAGCGCGTAAAAAAAGTTTCAGAGCAAGACATAACTGCGACGCAGTACAAAAGAAAAAAGATGTATTTACTGCGGGTTATTGGTCCTGTAAAAATTGGTAAATAATTATGTCAAAAAAGAAAATAAACAAAGTAGTTAAGGGTTTGAAAAAAGCTAGTAAGTTACACGCTGGCCAGGCCAAAACACTTGAATCAATTAAGATGAACAAAGGTGGTGGAGCTAAATCTAAAACTCCATCTAATGTTGCTAACCCAGCTTTGTATGCAAAGGCCAAAGCAAAGGCTAAAAGAAAGTTTGACGTTTACCCGTCAGCTTACGCCAATGCTTATATGGTTTCTGAGTACAAAAAAATGGGTGGTAAATACAAAGGTGCTAAAAAAGCAGATGGCGGTGAAATTAAAGGACTGAAACCTATACCAGCTGCTAACAGAGGCTTGCCAAAATTACCTAAAAAAGTAAGAAATAAAATGGGTTTTATGAGTGATGGCGGATCTGTAATGATGGTCCAGGGAAGAGGATGTGGAGCTATGATGGATAGCAAACGCAAAAAGACTAGAGTGCCTAGAGCCTAATGAAAAAAAAAGATCCAAAGGTAGGAACGGGTAAAAAACCAAAAGGATCCGGAAGAAGGCTATATACTGACGAAAACCCAAAAGACACAGTAAGCATAAAGTTTAAGACTATGGCTGACGCAACGCGAACAGTTAATAAAGTCAAAAGAATAAAAAAACCTTTTGCCAGAAAAATACAGATTTTAACTGTAGGAGAACAAAGAGCAAAAGTGATGGGTAAAAAAGGTGTGGCAGATATATTTAAAAAAGGTAAAGAACAAATAAGAAAAGCCAGGAAAAAATGAGTTTAACTAAGTGGTTCAAACAAGATTGGGTTGACATTGGAGCTCCAAAAAAAGGTGGTGGCTTCAAAAAATGTGGTAGATCTAAACAAAAAGCAGACGCCAAAAGAAAATACCCAAAATGTGTGCCAGCTGCAAAAGCATCTAGCATGTCAAAATCACAAATAAAATCTGCGGTAAAACGCAAAAGAGCAAAACCTCAAGGTGTTGGAGGAAAACCAACTAATGTAAAAACTTTTGCTGCTAGAGGTGGTATGATAAGATCAAAACCTAATATGGGTTTATACGGAAGGAGATAAATATGAAAGGAACCAAATATAGAGCCGGACGCGGTGGTATGAAAGGCACCAAAGGTAAGAATAAAGGTGGCGCAATGAAAGGCACCAAGTACATGTCTATGGGTGGCGCTGCACAGGCAGAAATGAAAGCCAATCCAGGTATAGGCAAAATGCCAAGATCCGTTATGTCTGCATTAATGGGCCAAGGCACAAGAAAAGCTGGTCAAGCTAATGTTTTAAAGAGCAGTAAAATGAGTGCTGGCGGTGGTGCAAACAAAAATACTAAGTACAGATCTGGCGGCGGCGGTATGAAAAATACTAAGTACAGATCTGGCGGCGGCGGTATGAAAAATACTAAGTACAGAGCTAGGGGCGGAGGCTTGTACGGCAAATAACTAATTACATAGGAGTTAAATTAAGTGGCGTATTTAATTTCAAACATCCCACAGTTTAAGTGCTGGGTGCGAAAAGAATTTACTGCAAATCACCAGGATTATCATGGAGAATATCTACATGCTCTGGCGTTTGCTGTTAATACAATTCCAGATAGATCTCTTTCTTTCCAGGTAGTGTTTACCGGGTGTGAAACCGATTACGAGGATTATCCTGATGAAAACGTACATGGCGGAGCTATGTGGGCAAGGATGCCCATAGAGGCTTTGGTAGCAGACGTGCCTCTGGATAAATGGCCAACCCCAATGGAAGATCACCTAGCACAACCTTGGGACTGTCTCAGTCACGATCATTCAGTTGTGGTTTTGGATCGTGTAAGTTCTTCTCCTTGGATATGCAAAATTGGTGGAGAGTTTTATACGGGTAGATACATGTTTACAGTAGATTATACAGAAAACAGTATCGCAGACGATCCGGCTCAACATAAGCAATCACATGTGTTATATTTAACTGATGCTGGAGAGTACACTGGCAATTTTGTAGCTTTACCTAACAATAGAGTAAGAGCAACAAACCCAGCTCTATGGCGAGTAGGTGAAGGTGCACCAGACTTTTCTCCTAGTCAATGGGTACACTCAGCAGAGGGACATGAAAGTTACATGGATCCCAATATAACCTTTAACAACTTGTATAGTGAAGGAGAGACAGAAGAGTAATGGCAACATCAAGTAGCAAGAATTTTGAGCTAGACGTAGCTGATTACGTTGAAGAGGCATTTGAAAGATGCGGTTTAGAACTGAGAACCGGGTATGATCTAAAGAGTGCTACTCGTAGTCTCAATTTAATGTTGGCTGAATGGGCAAACAGAGGGTTAAACCAGTGGACCATAACTGAAAAAACAGTAGCCATGGTCAAAGATACTAAGACCTACAATGTTGATAGCACAAACGCTACGGCGGCGATCGACGTATTAGATGTCTTTATCAGAGAAACAGTAAACTCAGAAACTACAGATTTACCTATGACCAGGTTAAGTAGAGCTGAGTATTCGCACATAACTACAAAGTCTACAACCGGCAAACCAAATCAATTTTTTGTTAATAAACAAACAACCCCAACAATATCAGTTTGGCCAGCGCCAGACAAATCGAGTACCTATACAGTACACATGAACGTACTTACTAGGATGGACGATGCAGATGTGGGTGCAAATACACTAGATCTGCCGTTCAGATTCTATCCTTGTTTGGCGGCCGGCCTCGCTTACTATATATCTATGAAAAGGGCACCAGAAAGAACAAATACCCTCAAAGCGATATATGAAGACGAGTTTCAAAGGGCCTTATCTCAAGACGAGGATAGAGCATCATACAGAATACAACCCAACCTTAGAAGTTATAACAACGCGTAATGGCTTTTGCATCTGGAAAATATACTTACGGAATCTGCGACATTACTGGTTTCAGATACAAACTGAAAGATATGCGTATGACTTGGGATGGTTTGTTGGTAGGTCCAGATCAATGGAGTCCAAAACATCCACAGTTAATGCCGAAACCAGCTCCCCAGGATCCACAAGCAATAAGAAATGCAAGGCCGGACATAGCGGACGATAATAATGTTTTTTTGGTTTATACTAACGTGGGTGATGGCAAACTAGGATCAGTGTTAGATACATTTTCTATCACGTCCGCAGTCGGCGAGGTTACAGTAACAACATGAGTTTTACATTAGCAACATTAAAAACAGCTATACAGGATTATCTTGAGGTATCGGAGACTACCTTTACTAATCAACTAAATACATTCATCAAAGAATCAGAAGACAGAATATTCTCTTTTGTTCAATTACCAGAGCAAAGAAAAAACGTACAAGGAACTTTAACAAGCGGTAACAGATTCTTGGCTACGCCGTCAGACTTTTATGCGTCTATGAGTGTGGCTATAATAAACTCTAATACTTACGATTATTTGGATTTCAAACATCCCTCGTTTATAAAAGAGTTTTCCCCTGGCACAACCCAGGGAACCCCTAAATATTATTCTTTATTTGATGATACTGCGTTTGAAATTTCACCAATCCCGGATGCAAACTATACAGTCGAAGTACATTATTTAAACAAACCAACTTCTCTAACCAGTGGTAGTGACAGTGGTACAACATTTTTATCTACAGATTATGCAGATGCTTTGTTGTATGGAGCTTTAGTTGAGGGAGCAATCTTTCTCAAAGAGCCAGCCGAAGTCGTTGCCCAACTAGAGGGGCGATTTAAGGAGGCGATAGCTCGTATGAAAAATACATCAGAAGGTCGTGGCACACGCGACGAGTACAGATACGATTCAGTCCGCACAAGCGTGACTTAATGGTACTAGAACATTTAGAAGGTAAATCCGTAGCAATAATTGGCCTGGGTGTGTCACAGGTAGATTTTGCTATAGGTCTTGAAAACTCAAGTGAATGGGATGAAATATGGTGCATAAACTCTGCTGGCTTGGTATATCCAGCTGACAGAATCTTTGCACTAGATCCAGCTAGTCGTTTCTTTGATTCAAATGACGCTGGCAAACAAACAAACGCCATGATTAAACTCATGTCGGAGTCCGATGTTCCCATATACACTTGTGAGGAAGATCCTAGAATCAAAAATCCAGTGAGATACCCCGTAGAAGATGTATGTAATGCGACCAAATGCGCTTACATGAACACAACAGTAGCTTTTGCCATAGCTTACGCTTTATACAATAAAGTCGGCAGAGTAGATCTTTTCGGTATAGATTTCTCATATAAAGAAAACATGCACTTTGCAGAAGCGGGTAGAGCTTGTGTTGAGTTTTGGATTAGTAAATGTATGAGCGAAGATATAATTGTTGGCATAAGTGGCAGATCTACAGTTTTAGATTCTAATGTGCCAGCAACAGAAAAACTTTATGGTTTTCATAGACTGGATAAACCTCTGGTAGCTGTACCACATGAAGGTAGGTTTTTGATTGGACCTTTTGATGAAATCAACGAGCAGCTAGAAAAGATAGGTCTTAAAATTAATGAGGATGTTGTACCACCAGAACCATACAAGGGGTGACTATGAGCAATAAGGGTGATTTTGTACTAGGTAATATTGAGGTTCATTCAACACAGAACAAAGGACACGATCCTGAGTTTTGGGCAACTCAGGCCACAAAAAAGATAGTCAGCATTTCTGACGATGCGCCAGAGCATATCAAACAACAAGCGGTAGCTTTTCAAAACCAAGTTTATACTGTAATCTTGTATTCAATGAAGAACGCGATTAAGTCGCAAAACACGACTTATTCGAATATACTAAGAGAACAAGGCCATGAAGACATGGCTAAAATATTGAAGGAGCTATAATGGCAATAACATCTGCAATATGCACAAGTTTTAAACAAGAACTACTTGTTGAAGGGCATAATCTTACAAATGGTGCTGACAGTATCAAACTAGCGCTTTATACAAGCTCTGCAACTTTGGGAGCAAGTACAACAGCTTTTGTGACTACTGGACAAGCCACAGGAACAAATTACAGCTCTGGCGGTAGTGCTTTGACCAATGTTACGCCTACAACTTCTGGCACAACTGCTATAGTTGATTTTGCGGATCTTACATTTGGTACGGCTACTGTAACAGCTAGAGGATGTTTGCTTTACAACACAACCAATTCTAATAAAGCTATTGCTGCAATAGATTTCGGTGGAGATAAGACATCAACGGCTGGTGATTTTACGATTGTATTTCCAGCTGCAACTGCAACTGGAGCCATTATCAGATTGGCTTAGAGTGCAATAGGATATGTTAGAATCTAACTATGCCTCTAACCAAATTAAATTTTAAACCCGGAATCAATAAAGAGGAAACCGACTACTCTAATGAGGGTGGTTGGGTAGATGGCGACAAAATAAGATTCCGAAAAGGCCGCGTAGAAAAGATAGGCGGCTGGGAGAAGTTTTCCCCCTCTTCTATTATAGGTTCAGCAAGAGCCTTGCACTCATGGATTTCAATAGAAGGCAGTAAATATTTAGGTATAGGTACTACAAATAAATATTATGTAGAGCAAGGTGGAACTTACTATGATGTTACACCTATTCGTAAAAACACCACAGATGCTGCTACTTTTGCAGCCACTAATGGTTCTTCTACTCTTACAATAACGGATGCTAGTCATGGCGCAGTAAATGGTGATTTTGTAACTTTTAGTAGCGCTGTTTCTCTGGGTGGTAATGTTACAGCTACAGTTTTAAACCAAGAATATCAAATAGATCTTGTCACCGGGACAAACACATACACAATTACCGCAAAAGACACGTCTGGAGCAACAGTTACCGCTAATGCTAGTGATTCTGGTAATGGTGGATCTGCAACTGACGCAGCCTACCAAGTAAATTCTGGTTTAGACGTGTATGTTGAATCTACAGGTTGGGGTGTTGGTACTTGGGGAGCTGGAGGTTTTGGTTCAGCATCCTCTTTGTCAGCTCAAAATCAACTTAGACTTTGGACACACGATAATTACGGAGAAGATTTAATTATGAATGTCCGAGGTGGTGGCATATACAGATGGAAAGAAAACGATGGACTTTCGACTAGAGGAGCGGAGCTATCCGGAATTACAGGGGCAAACCTTGTACCTACAGTTGGTCTACAAGTTATAACCTCAGAAACAGATAGGCATTTGATAGTATTAGGAGCAGATGCAATAAGTGGTAGCTCAAGAACTGGAACTATAGATCCTATGTTAATAGCGTTTAGCGATCAAGAAAACGAGTTACAGTTTGAACCATTGTCTACAAATACGGCTGGATCTTTAAGACTTTCTTCTGGTTCTTCTATTGTTGGAGGTTTGAAGGCTAGACAAGAAGTATTAGTTTGGACTGATACCTCTTTATATTCGATGAATTTTATTGGACCACCATTAACTTTTGCAGTAAACCTTATTAATGAAGGTGCTGGGCTGATTGGTCCAAAAGCTGCCGTCAACTCACCAAAGGGTGTGTTTTACATGTCTAAAAAAGGGTTTTATTTTTATAATGGATCTGTTCAAAAACTACCTTGTTCTGTGCAAAATTATGTTTTTTCAGATCTTGATGAAGGTCAGGCTTACAAGTGTTTTGGTGGTTTGAACGAAGAATTTTCAGAAATTTGGTTCTTTTATCCATCGATTACAGATAATGAAACAGAAATATCCAGGTACGTTATTTATAATTACGAAGAAAATAGTTGGAGTATAGGATCTCTGGAAAGATACAGCTGG